ATGAACAAAGACTGGCATCAGGCCGATATTATTGCGGCCATTAAAAAGAAGGGCACCACGATGGCGGCAGTTTCACGCCGTGCGGGGTTGTGTTCCTCAACGCTTTCGAATGCGCTGACCCGCAAATGGCCGAAAGGTGAAAGGCTGATCGCCGAAGCCATCGGCGTAAAAGCCGAAACCATCTGGCCGAGCCGCTACACCGAAATAACATACAACTGAGATCAGCTCCCTCCCCTGCAAAGGGGAGGGTTGGGGTATTAATGGCATCTGCGAACTAACCCTCTTTTTTGCACTTTCGCTAACCCATTGATTTTACTTAATCACTCAGGTCATCACAAAAAGAGGGTATTTTGCCCAAACAGGCATAATCTTTTGCAGTTCAAAGGATAAACTTGAAAACGCAACAGTTCACTGCCGCACAGGCAGTTCACGAATGCAATAACTCACTGTTTTATCGTTAAATAAATCTCCTCTCCAATACCCCTCCAAAACCCTTCCCCAAAACCGAGCAATAATTAAACGGCGATGACAACCCACTTTTCTTTGCGCTCGTCATGATAGAGCTCAGTCATCTTCGCTGAACTGTGCCCCAGCAATTCCTGAGTGTTGATCCCCTGAGCTTTATACAAGCGTTCAGAAAGAGAACGTTGTTCGTGAAATGTCGGCGCGGTTTTACCTTTTTCAATTTTTATATTTGCGCAATCCCGGGCTTCGGCGAATCGTTGTGTTAATGATCCTTCAGCCACTGGTGAACCCAGCGTTGAACCGCCGGAGAGTGTTGAATTATGGACAAGATGTTTACTCAGCACGCGGTCGCGACATTTGTTAATCACATCCCGAACACTCATGTTGATGGCGTCACATCGCAACGAGAGGGGGATCGCTATCCGGACTTTGCCTTTACCCTTTCCCTGGACAACATGAAGCATGTCATCCCAAATATCAGAGAATTTCATTTTTACAATGTCTCCGCGCCGTTGTCCGGTAACTACAGCGAGCAGCATGGCATTGCAGATGTATGGTGATCTGCGTTCTGCCTCGTGATAAATCGCCCACCAGTCATCGAGTGTGAGGCGCTGTCTTGAAACTTCATCCAGCGGTTTACGGGTGGCCAGCGCCGGGTTGAAGCCTGGGGGAACCTCTCCGGCAAACTGTGCTTCTTTAAACATATCGATCCACGCCGCCCGCATGACTTGCGCCATTCTTGTTTTATTTGCATCAACGTATTCGTTTATCAAAGCAGCCATCTCACGTGCGCCAACCTCTTTAAGCAAAATGTTCTGTGAACGCGCCGAAAGAATCTCTGCGCATGCCTTACGCCCCCTGGCGGTTGATGATGCCAACTCTTTTCGTTGCACACGTCGGTCAAGGATGGCTTTGTATTCTTTTACCCATTGTTTTAATCGCATGTTCTGAGCATTGGGGTCGGCTTTTTGCTTCGCAATATCTATCAGGGCGAAAGATTGAGAAGATAATTGCTCTGAAGTTATGCGATTCATTTCAAGTGCCGCAGCGTGCGCGGCATCTGCATCTGTACCAAAACCGATGAACTCTCCCGTAATCGGGTGTCGATATTGCCAGTATGTTTTGTTGTTTCGCTTATCTAACTTGCAATACAGGTTCGGTGTTGAAATGTTGTATTTACGGGGTCTTGCTGCCATTAAGTGCTTTCTCCACTAAACTTCGGGCGCTGGCCGGAAGATGGCTCGATATTTCGACCCGATCAACCATACCAATAAATTTGGCTTCCTCATCAACAACCCATCTACGACCCTGCTTAACGGCCGGCGGATAAGTCTGCCGGGTTTTCGCAATACGATGAAGGGTGGCTTTGCAGGGAGGTTCTTTGAAGCCATTTGGTCCTGCTGCCCATTCCGCTAAAGAAACTAATTGGCCCATACTGTTACTCCACACGTTTAGTTATAGCCGGCTGCACACTGGCTTACAGATTTGAAAGTTTTTCGATTGCCTTGTCGAACGTCTCCACAGCAATATCCAGGTCAGCGGCACAGACCTTTGCCTTAATTGCGCGGACTTCCTCTGGTGATTTTGCAGCGCGGATCTGGGCCATTAAATCCAGAATAAATGATGGCGCAGAGTCAGGCGTAACGGCTGGCGCTTCACCCGGTCGCAAAACCAAAAGTTCGCTTGCCATGGCTTCAGCCTCTCCCCAGCGCAGAGAAGGGGAGCGATGCGCGATAATTTCCTTCAGACGTTCGTTGGTTAAATTTTTCATGATTTCCTCTCTGCTTTAATTTTGTAATAGGCTTGTTCAAAACCCCTCCAGTATTTCCAATACTGGAACCGCTGCTGTAGCCAGTGCGGTGCCATCAATCCCCCTTTACAGTAAATCCGGCTCCCAGAATCTGCTTTTTTACGTGCTCCGCGCCTGAAACCCACGCAACACATTCACCTTCCGAATACCAGTGAGCCATGTGAGATACCGCCTCAAAGGTGCAATCTGTCAGCACCACTGGATTAGCCAGCTTGGCTTTCAATGCATCACGCTCAAGGATGATTTTCTGTGTGGCCTTGATCGAGTCGTAATCCCCGTGGACAAACAGCCTTCCAGAACCCTCACCAACACCCAGAGTGCAACTGTTGTCTTTCTTCTGCAGCGCGTTAAAAGTCATTTGCAGTTCGGTCAATTCACCAGCCAGCTTCCACTCCGATTTACTGACAACCTCGAGCTTGCCGATGAGGTCATTAATCGTGTCGCCAATAAGCTTGAGAAGGTCAGCGCCCAAAACACTGGTTCCTTCAGATGTGCATGAGGCCATATCTGCGTAATGTAAAATGCGCTTTGAGAGTTGCGCTGCAATATCAGTTTTGTCAGTCATACGGCTTCCTTCAAAAACAGGATCCAGTGAGTTTTGTCGCCTTTGCCGGTGCGCTGCCAGATTGTTGGCTTCTGGTCAGTGAGCGCGATTACCTGGGCAACTGGTATCTGCGTTTCGTTCCATTTGAAAACGAGCGTGCCGTGTGGCCGCAACACTCGGAACGCTTCACGAAAGCCGGCGGCGATATCATCACGCCACGTTGCTTTGTCCAGCGCGCCGTACTTCTTCCGCATCCAGCCTTTTTCTCCGGCCCGCTCGAGGTGTGGCGGGTCGAATACAACCTGGGAGAAACTGTTATCGGCGAATGGTAACTGGCGGAAGTCGGCGATCACATCAGGGCTGATCACCAGGTGGCGACCGTCGCAAAGCGTGTGTTCTTCGCTGCGCACATCACTGAATACAACGCGCTCATCCTGCTTATCGAGCCAGAACATCCGGGATCCGCAGCACATATCGAGGATTGGCTTGCTGGTTACGTTAGTCATTATCGGTGCCCCTCGCATGCCCAGTCCCGGCAGCCGTCAAAGTCGTAAGGGTTTTCCTGCCAACTGATTTTTCCGCAGCATGGGCAGTTCCAGCGTGTCTTACCTGATGATTTGCGGCGCTTTTGTCGTTTAAACCAGTCAGGCTGGCGCAGCCCCGCGCTTTGAATCATGGTTCGGCGGTCGAGCAGGTTGATGTTGAACGTCCTGCGTTTCACTGCGTCAGCAGTAGTGAAGGGCAACCAGACCAGATCGCTATCGGTTGTATCAGGCTGAGAAAAAACTCTGGCCTTGCTGAAATCATCGGTCGGCAGCAGATCAGACAGCCAATAAACATCATTCCCGTTCCACCTGCCTTTCACGAAAGCCACGTAACGTTCGCAACCTTCTTCGAGAACGCTTTCACCCGGAATATGCTGATGATCAACATGCCAAACAGCAGCGGCGTCGATTGCATCAGCTGAAACAGGCAGGTCGATATCACGGCCACGATTCCAACTGTTTTGAGCCTCTTCCAGCGTGTAAACATGTGCTTTATTGATATCAGAGGCATAACCATGCCCGTCGCGGCAGTGGAATGACATATTGCTACCGACCGTGTCGCGCAGGCATGCCATATAGAAACGATCAGTCATGGCTGCTATCTCTCTGTTCGATTACTTCCAAACCCAGCTTTAAAGCCAGCGCATGTTCTGCTCTGGCGCCCGCACTGAACTGCCAGCCGGACAGCAGGTAAATTGCTTCAGCGCGCTGCAGCATCGTCAGAGCAATAGCCATGTAATCAGCTTCTGTCAGGCCATCAGGCAGGATCGCCGGATTCAGCGGGAGGTGCTTTTCGAATGACAGGTTGATCGCCGCTTGTTGGAAGGCAGGGCGGTTGAAATGCGGCAGGCCGGTCATAGGCCCAGCGATATAAACTTTCATTTCAGCCCACCCTCGTAGCCGTGCGCAGTACCTGATAAATCTGGTGCGCGATAGTGCGTTCATTACCCACAGGGCAGGCTTTGAAATATTCATAAGCGGCGGTGATCGCCACCTGGTGCTTTTCCAAAAAGTCGGTTTTAAGGCGCGCAATTTCGGCTTGTTCTTCAGTATTGCGGCGGAACCAGACGCTATAAGGGCCATCCTCGGTATCGTGAATTGAGGCAAGGAACCAGCCATCCCCGATCGGCGGTGTTGGGTTCCACGCAGAAACATCAGCTTCGCCTGCTTCATAGGCGGCCTGAATATCGTCAGCTGCTGGATCGGCATCAAGTGACAGGGTATAAACCTCGACACCCTGAGCCTTTGCCCACGCTTCAAATTCCCCTGGCGCTGGGTATTCGTTACCGTTGGCCGGTTCGAAGAAATCAGGGTGAGTCCAAAAACCCAGGTTATCGGCGTTACGTTCTGGTGTTACTGGTTGAATTAGTTTCATGGATGCACTCCTAAATATGTGGTTGCCATAATCACGCTGAGATAAAAGAAAAATGCGATATCAAGTTTCATGAAATAACCTTTTTCCTGATTTCGGCGTGAGCGAATCCCTTGCCAGTGATGGCAATTAAATTTCATTGGTCAGATTTAAATAACGCCCGGTGCGCTGGGCGACTGTATTACTGAGGGTTAATTTCTTTTTCCTGCGGCTTATAGCTCAGCAGCACACACAGGGTATTAATCACGCTGGTCAGCAGCAAAGTCGCAACTGAAGCTTCATGGCGCCAACGGAACGGCAGGTCGTCTTCAGCGTTATCTGCCAGTTCGCGGAGATCCACGCGTTTGAAGTAGAAATTTTCGGTCAGCAAAAAACTCACATCGCCGTAACGTAGGTTGATGGAATCGACGATATAACTGTTTTCCAAGTTCTCGCGCAATTCTTCCCGGATGCTGTCGATGTCAGCTGCATATTTGATAGTTTCTTTCTGTTCGATTTTTCGTGACAGTTGGGTGAAATCGCCGACGTGGAAGCCGTCGAACGCACGATCATCGCCATTCAGGTACGTTTTAAGCTTTGTGGTCAGGCCGTGTTTGATATCGCTTATATGGATGGTTTCAGTCTTCACAGAACCAACAGCTTTGACCAGGTAACTGACCAGCACACCAGCATAATGTTTGCTGCCCGTGGCGACGATCAGCAGGTGGTGCTCTGTGTTGTAGAACGCGTTCAGTACTGTGGTTTTCACGAATGCCTGTTTGCAGAAGTCCGCCAGCACCATATCTTTGATATTCAGCTTTTCAGAGCGCTTTAATTTCTTGCCGACTTCAAGCTCGATAGTGGACACGCGATCCTGAACCTCTTTTCTCACTGCGGCGCCGGGAATGATTTTCTCATCGATGCGCAGCGAAAGAGACAATCCACCCTGGAATGGCGTTACCAGTTCGGCGGTGATCAGGTTCGGGATAAATCCAACGCGCGCCATTTCCAGTTCACCAATTTCAGAGAACGGAAATTCTTTAAGATGGCCGGCCAGCAGGTCAGCTTCGGGCAGGTGAGCCTTATAGACGATTGCATTTTTGATTGTCGCTAATTTCATTGTTTGCTCCACACGTTTTGAGATGGTCATTCTTCTGCACAAAAATGATGAATGTTGTGAAAAAATTGGCGGTGGTCATGATCAGAACATTATCTTCGCTCCCCCCTTGGGTAGGTTGAAGAGTCATGCCACCGCCGAAGCAACTACACGCAGCAATTATCGAGGTTCCACGTCGATCTGATTGTGCGGCGGGAGTCGAACCCACAATCGGGTAGGGAACCCGACCATCACCTGATGCTGGCCACAACGGAGAGAGCACTATCGGGACTGTAGGACATTGAAAGCTTTGCCAGCTTGCTCACCGTCAGTGCTCTTTACGTTATGCATTTATTCAAGAATCTAAGCGTCTGCTATACTTGTCATTGGAATAAGAAAATTCTTAATAATCTGGTTAGGATCATCACTTATCCATGAGTTAAAAATGCCCGATATAAAACTTATCTGCGAAAAATGTAATTCTGAGAGATTCAATATCACTTCTGATGTCGTATTCTCTGAGACTATCTCCTCCATCGTATGTGCAGTGTGTAAGCATCCAGTTAACGTTTATGAAGTTGTAACCTTCCGCGAAATTCCATATCTGACGCTCGTCCCTGATTTACCGATCCACTAATCCCTAAACATCGGCAAGAACACTTTTCAACTGTGGTCATGAGTGACTTCGGTTGATGAGTTCCTCAACCCCCAGTGTTTTTGCCGTTGTATGCCTGGTCACTTCTCCACCTCAGGCGGCGGTGTTATCTTGGTAGTTCTCACACAGCCAAGAAGGAAATAACGTGTCTAACAAATCCGATATACCTATATTCCCTATCGCAGGTTGGAAAATAGGACCTTTACCTGGTTATGATGCTTTAGTAATGAAATTTCAGTTTCTAACTTCACCGATTCAACCTATAGAAGAAGCCCAAGAGACCCAGTTTTTTGGTCTTACTCCGGACATTGCCCGAGCTTTGATTTCAGAATTACAAAAGCATATTGATACGGTCGAAAAATTTGATTCTTCAGTTCCGACATCTGAGAAGCACTAATACTGAATACGTTTAAGATTTCCGATTTTTCAAAGCGCCTGGTAGAACTGGCGCTTTTTTCTTTAAGCAAAATTGTGTCATCCATCCTGATACCTCATTAAGCTGCTGTGTTCTTCCCGTTGTGCTGCCGATGAGGAAAAGATAAAACACAATTGCGAATCACGCAAGTATTAAATTGCATATTGCGCAATTATAAGGACGAAAAAAAACCGCCGTGATAGGCGGTCATTTCTTTCAATGAAGGTTTAGCCGTGACGCTTGTATGCCTGCGATTGGCTTATCATAACTTTACCAAATACATAGAATCGATGTTGATTAGATTCATCTACTGTCCATTCTCTATATTTGTTGTTATCAGAGATCACCAAGATTTTATCAGGAATCATCTGCAATCTTTTGACGTAAATTTTATCATCAAATCCAAAGACATAAATTCCATCACCATCGAAGTCTGTCACTGATACATCGACAAATATCAGGTCACCAGGCTCAATAGTGTCAGCCATGCTATCACCGCGCACATTGATTACTTTCACTGTTTCGGGAGGTCTGCTACCGAACATGGCAATGGCCCGCTCGTTGTTATACTCAATGGACCTGATCACATCGATCACATCGCTTCCCTGAATAAATCCACCGCCCGCACTAGCGCTTATATCAAGTATGTCGACTCTGAACACGGCTGTTTCCTTCTGAACCACAGGATTAATTTTACTGTATTCATATACAGTATTCCTGTTTTCAGCCGCAGTAAAGAGATCAGAAACCTCAACGCCTAAAGCTTCAGCAAACTTACTAAGTGATTGTTCAGTAAATGACTTTTGCTTACCTGTCTCAAGGCGTGAAATATTCGCACCGTCAATTCCGACAGCGTCAGCCAAATCACTAATTTTCATTCCCTTCGCCAGGCGAAGTTCTCTTATGCGTTTTCCTATGTTCATGCGCCTATTACAAGTTGTTTTTGCGTCATATGCAAAGCGACTTGCGCAATTCGTAACTACACTTTAATATGCGAATTGCGCAATTATAGGAGGTTTTATGCAATCACCATTACGAAGCTTGCGTACATCGCAAGGCCACACGCTTTCTCATGTAGCGAAGCTGATTGAAATCGACCCTGCGAATTTAAGCCGGATTGAAAGAGGTCAGCAAATGGCGTCCCTCGAAGTAGCTGAAAGACTTGTGAAATTTTATGAAGGTCAGATTAATGAGCTTCAAATTTTATACCCCCACCGCTACCCAGACTTTGTTTCATCTGGAAAGACTAACACCACTGGCGCACAGCCATAACTACCAAAAGGAAAGCCACATGTTAGGACTGAAATCAGTAGTGAAAGCAATGTGCGCCGCTTACCCCGGCGGACGGTCGGCAATGGCTGGCGCTTTGGACATGACTGAAACCCGATTCAACAACAATCTTTACGAAAAGAACGGCTGCAGATTCTTTGAAATTGATGAGCTGATCGCAATGGAAGACATCAGCGGCACAAGTTACCTGGCGCAGTACTACGCACATCGCCGTGGTGGCCTGTACGTAGATATTCCCCAGTTGGATGAACTTGATCAGGTTGAGCTTTTCAGCAAAAGCGTGCGTACCGCTGCGCACCGTGGGCAGGTGGACATGATTATTCAGTCATCACTGGCAGATGGGGTTATTGATGAGCTGGAAGCCGAAAAAATCTTGGATTTTCACCGTCAGCATTTAGCGGCGCGTGATGCAGAGGTTAGGGCTGTGCTGGCGCTGTTTGGCAAGAAAAGTAAAGCCGGAAAGGTTGACGCCCCAAGTGTGCAGCTTGAGGCGTCGGGCGCATTAAAAACGTGTGTGGAGTAATTAACGCATGAACAGTTTACTCATAAAAGCTGGCGTTCCGCAAATGCGCTGTAAAGCGACTGGCGGCAACAAACAAGCTTTGTCGTACGAAGTGATGGTATCGGGCCACTGGGTACCGTGCAACTACCAGTTCGCGGCGTGGTGGGTAGGTTACGTCCGCCAGAGCAGCCAGAAGGTGACGGCATGTCTGAAGAAATCCAGAAGCTGGACCGGCGTTACAAGGATTGGCGGGGCGTTGTGGTACACGTCGTGGGCTTCGACAGAGCAGGGGATCGCGTCATCTTCATGCGCGCAGGTTACCCGCATGAGTGTGCCCAGCCTACTGAACAATTCCGGCGAAAATTTAAGAGGGTCTTATGAGCGTTAAATTATCCGCATACGTCTGGGATGGTTGCGCTGCTGCCGGTTTGAAAATATCGGCGGTGGCCATCATGGCGCGCCTCGCTGACTTCAGTTCTGACGAAGGCCTGTGCTGGCCGTCAATTACCACCATTGCCCGCCAGTTGGGTGCTGGTGAAAGCACTGTGCGTACTACGCTGGGCAAACTTGAGGCTGACGGCTGGATCACCAGCACTCAGCGCCGTAAGGGAAACCGCAACACGTCGAACATGTACCAGCTGAATATTGCGAAGCTTCGTGCTGCCGCTCAACCGTCAGATTCTGACGCATCAAAATCTGACACCTCAAATTCTGACCGGTCAAAATCCGACGCATCAAAATCCAACACGAATACCGGTTTTCACCCGTCAGAATCTGGGGGGGATCCGTCAGTAAATTCAAAACAAGATCCATCAGATATAAAACCCCTTTGTCAGCATGCTGCGCAGACCGACGCCGAGGTTGAAATTACTGATCAGGCTAAACAGGTTCTGAACTACCTGAACCAGACCACCGGCTCACGTTATCAGGTCAGCAAATCCTCATTGGATAACATCCGCGCCAGACTGCGTGAAGGCTTCACCCCTGAAGAACAGCAACTGACCGTTGATTACATGCATGCCAAATGGGGCGGCGATCTGGAAATGGCCGAGTATCTGCGCCCGTCCACGTTGTTCCAGCCTTCCAAGTTCCCGGGTTATCTCGAAGGTGCCAATGCTTGGAATCGTGCTGGCCGCCCAGCCCGCAAAAACGGGAAGTGGGACCGCGGCGAAGTGGCCGTTGATACCTCTGAACGTGATTCAGCTTATCGCCGGTTTATCAGCGGTGTTGCGGCGAGCAAAGCCCCAAGTGATTTGGAAAAACTGGTCTGTACTGAGGCAAGCAAAGCCAGCGTGCGCGGCATGCGCAGTGATTTCGCGATCAGCACCTGGAATCGCATCTGGAAAGAATGTGCCCAGCGCCGGCAGGGTGGGAAACCTGCATGAAAAAAAACCATCAGGAATTAGTCATAGAAGAGCCCATGCGTGATTGCACTGCGCGCACCTGCTCGAATACTGAAGCATCGTTAATCGAACATGCCTGCTTTATTCCTTCAGGGCATTCGATGTCATCTAAGATTAATACGATCAGCAAAAAGCCTCGGTTCAACATTGTCACTGGGCATTGTGCCGTGAAGAAAACCTATTCACTGGGCGAAGCGCCAAAACAAGTCGCAGAACCAGCAGCCGAAAAATCCAATATAGCTCTTGTGAAAACACCGGCTGAAATCAGTGCTGAGTTTGAATGCAACCTATGGGCAGTACATCTGGGCAGGGGGCGTTATGAATAACGATTTGGGGCAGTTCAGCGAAGGGCGGTTGGAAGAGTTGCTTTCAATGGCTAAAGCAATTTCATACGGAAATGCTTTGTTTGATGTTCAAGAAATCATTCCACTTTTACGTATAGCATTAGCAGTAAAGCAGGCCAAGCCTGATTATTACGTCATTAGTCGACCGTTCACAGACGGAAATAGTTCTACTTTTAAATTTGATGTGTATTTGGAAGAAGTTGATGCCATCAAATGCAAAAACGCCTACGGCGGCGTAATTATTCCTGTTTACACGACACCACCAGTGAACCATGGCGAGAAAAGCACTTTATCAGTAATTCCTGAAGAACTAGGCCTCTACCTTGAATTGAGACCACGTTTCTATAAGGAGTTCAATGTTGTTTACCGGGACAAAAACAAAGTATGTGGCTATGCCCTACATACGGGGCGCTGGTCATGCTTTCAAACCAAAAACTTTGATCAAAACTTCCGTATCGCCCCTAAATCGGAGGCGCTATGAGTTATCAACTGATTTATGCAGATCCTGCCTGGCAGTATTCCAACAAGATAAGTAACGGCGCGGCGGGTGACCACTATAGCACTATGGCGGTTGAGGAAATGAAGCGTCTTCCGGTCTGGTCTATTGCAGATGAAAACGCAGTTCTGGCGATGTGGTACACCGGCAACTTTGCTTCAGAAGCAGTGGAGCTGGCGCATGCATGGGGCTTCAAGGTGAAAACCATGAAGGGATTTACGTGGGTAAAACTCTATGAGCAGGCACGTAGCCGTATAGAGCGTGCGCTGGCAGAACAGACCATGATCGATTTCGAAGACTTTATGGATACTTTGAACGTGGAAACGGTGATGAATGGCGGAAACTACACGCGCGGCAACACAGAAGATGTGTTGATCGCCGTTCGCGGGTCCGGTCTCAAGCGCCTGAACGCCAGCATTAAGCAGGTTGTTTACAGTTGCCGCGGTGAGCACAGCGAAAAGCCAGCAGAGGTGCGTTTTCGCCTCGAAGAGCTTTACGGGCAAGTTTCACGCATCGAGCTTTTTAGCCGTGGAGAAGCTCCAGGCTGGCATCACTGGGGAAATGAAAACCCATTCAACGATATCGAGTTGGTACCGGCGAGCTTCACTACTATTCCTCCTGTGCGGAACTCTCGCGTAAAAGTGTTGGCAGGTCATTATCAGGCACTGACACTACTATCAGCTTCTAAACCCCAGATCTCCGCTGGCATCGTTTACCTGCAGGAGGTTGCTGCGTGAATGAATTTCAGAAAATCTGGCTCTCTGCTTACAACGGCTGGCTGACAGCGGTCTCCCCTTCGGGGGAGCTACATCCCACTGATTACACCGCTGCGCGGGAACATGCCGATGCTGTACTGAGCAGCCTGGTTAAAGCCGGGGAGAGAGCTGAATGAGAGCGCTCTTAAAGCCATATCCACAGAGGGATTTGGGGATCGTGCTGTTGCGGCCGCCGGGCGACATGCTGCAACATTTCAGCGGGAAACGTCTGCTGATCACCGATGAGCCTGCAGACCTGCGCGGCGCGGCGGACGGTCTGGTACCGGTAGAGGCTCAGCCGTTATCGCGTGATCCGCGTCTCGCGGCCTTTCTTTCGTCAGAGCGCGTGATTGGTCTTGCTGGTGGCTGGGATGCGCTGGCGCAGTGGGTTAAGCGTAACAGCGGCTGTCAGTGCACCGACTTCGGCGGCCAATATCATCATCATGAGCTGGTGCAGGTGCGCCGGGCGCGCGGCATGGTGTCCCTGTGCTGGTCTCACGACAATGAATACCGCGACAAAGAATCAGCCAAACTGGACGCTGCTGCTCTGGCGAACGTCACTGAATTCGTGACTGAAGCTATTCGTGCGCGGTCTCGGCTGCCAGACGGCCACCGCCTGACCTTACCGGAATTGTGCTGGTGGGCAACGAGTAAGGGGCTGGCGACACAGTTGCCGGAGGAGATAATTTGCGAGGCGCTGGGGATGAAATACATCCCGCCTGGTGGTCAGCGTAAAGAGGCTGACGTTAACCCGTGGGAGAAGCAACCCCGCGAAGAACTGGCGAACAATGTCAAACCGGTGCTGGCGCTGGCAATCGATCCGGAGACGCCCGAGTCCTATTTGCTTCGTCCGAAGCGAAGACGGTACGAAAACACGAAATACACCCAATGGGTAAAGCGCCAGCCATGTTGCGGCTGTGGTAACGGGTCAGATGATCCACACCACATCACCGGCAATGGATTTGGTGGAATGGCGACAAAAGCGCATGACATGTTCGTGATTCCGCTGTGCAGACGGTGTCACGACTCACTTCATGCTGATACCCAGGCTTGGGAATCAGAACACGGTACTCAGGAATTTCTGGTACTGAAGACATTAGACCGCGCGCTGGCGATGGGCGTCATCGCTACCAGCAAGCAAAAATAAGTGTGGAGAGAATAATGCGTGATATTGATGAGACATTAGAACTTTGGGGGGCATGGGCAGCCAGCGACAATAGTGGTGTGGATTTTTCCCCGATCGCGGCTGGATTCAAAGGGTTACTTCCCCAAGCTTCCAAGCCCAGGCTGCAATGCTCTGATGACGAGGGAATTATGATTGACGGATGCGTAGCAAGGCTTAAAAAATATAGAATGGAAGAGTATGAATTAGTTATTTTGCATTATGTTTTTGCTGTATCGCTAAGATCAATTGCGAAAAGACGAAAATGCTCAGACGGAACTGTTAGGAAGGATATGCAGACAGCGCAAGGATTTATCGATGGTTGCCTTTCTATGCTAAGCAGTTTTTAAAAATCACTTAATCAGAGGAGCGAATGTTTAACGTTCCTGATGCATAATCTTGCCTCAAGGTCGCCAACTTCATCTTAGTTCGGGAGTAAACCTCCCGAGCTTGTGTTTTCGTAGCTTCATCGCAGTTAATGTCGTTAATTACCTCTAATTGCTCTTTTAAGTCCATTTTTAGTGCTGATCGCCAAGAAACCACTGCCTGGGGTTCCATCCAACGGTTGTAGCAGTAAATCCCAAACCAAGAAATCGCAGAGCTAATCACAGGTACTAAAAGTGTGAAAATTTTTCCAGAATCTCCAGGTATAAAATTTGCTAAGCCAATTAATATTGAACCAATGCTAGCGGTACTTCCTACTGCCGCCTTTAAGCCAACAGCATTATCGTGAGGAACTGTACTCATAGAGTTCCTCGCTTGGCAGCTTCAATTTGTTTGATTAACGGGGACTTTGAATCGAGATTAACCACAATCTCATTGATGATCTGATCATCCTTTTTGTACTGAATGATAAGCTTTTGGTGTTTTTTTAGTCTTCCAGTCAAGTAGTACGAGAAAGCATAGCCAAAGCGATACAGCAAGGGGACAAAGGCTATTAAGCCTGCCCATCCTATAAATTGAGAAATGATACTGATCGCTTCAACTTCGCTCACGTTAAAAGAGTTTCCTATCTGCAGAGGCTCGGTGGCGTATCACCCTTGTGATTACATATTCAGTACGTTGAGATCGCGCTGTGGTCTTGGAAATTATAGACAGTGCAACCTCGTACATGTCACCCTTTGTGAAACTTTTTTCACTATGTTCTACCCGGGCCATGAAGGAGTTATCCTCCATCTTGACCGCAATCTCCTTTCCTTCGTAAAGCATCTTCCAGCCGCGGCTCGAATCAAAATTAACCTGTGTTAATAGAACATTAGCGGTTATCGATTCAACTTTTTGATGCGAAAGCGATGCTTTAGGGAGAGGTGTGTAATCTTGGATCTCATCATCTTCAACTCTGAAAACATCTTCTCCATCCATTTCGATTTTGAAGGTAGGTTTTGTTTCAGAGTTCAGGGGTTGGGTAATAATTTCATTCATAGATTGCCTGATGACTGGGTCAGAAACAAGCAGGGCAACAGTCTTGTTGCAAGTAATTTCTTCATCATCTAAAACGAGCGTTGCTTTATCAGAACCGGTTTCACTTTTTACTTCAAGAATCCGCTTATCCCTCAATTTCTTAGCCACTCCCAGTGCAGACCCATAAGCGACCGCTCCTGAAGCAAGACTAATCCCCAAATATTTCATGACTTCAAGCGCTCCCGTGCTTTTTATGAGCAGCGCGAATTCAATGATTAGGGAGCCTTCTTTCGCTGGAGCAGTTACTTCTAGCTCTAATGTGCTCTGTTTGTTAATTATATCGTCCGCACGGTTAACCATTTTAGCGAACTCGACTATTGCCATTCCTAAGTCATAAGCATTCATTTTATGCTTATCAAGGTCTGAGCCTTCCGCTGCGCCATAATGTACGCTGAATTTTTGGACCACTTCCGTATCAGAAGAAACTTCTTGCTGTTTAGTCATAATTTATTAATTCCAATAAGTTATTGTTTTTATTTAATTAAAATTAAAGCATGTATTTGACGAGTAATTAAAAGCCGAGATCGATTAATGGATCTGAAGAATACAAAATTACTAACGCGTACGCAAAAACTCTTGTAATCTGTTAAGGTCGGTTACGTAGTCACAAAGCTTAGACAATCTCAGAACCTCGCTCCGGCGGGGTTTTGTCGTTTCTGGAGGGACGAAAAATGCATACGTAAACGGATAGACCGCAGGCGTCAGCCAATGCAGCAGTAATGATGCTGCCCCGAGTCCTACAGGGAGCCAGATGCAGATCCGAACTGCAATATGCGCTGGTGAGGGTTATTAAAGAAGAAGGCATACCGGTAGAGCAGCGCGCCAGCCAAACGCGCACCGGTTATTAGCGGCGAGGAGCGACAGAACACCCAAGGGCATGGGCGCGGCCACAGCGAAAGTGGCATAAAATTTTGTTTTTTTCATAATATGCTGAGTATTGACTGACAGACCTTCTGGGTATATCAGAGATGCAGACTCTAATAAAAGAAGAGAGCAACTCATGCTTAAGAAGTTAATAGTAGCCTTGTCCATATTCTGCTTTCCGCTTATAGCACTTGCGGATTGCCCACTCCTTTCCGGCCTATCCGCGCCAATGGAAAGTATGGATAATTTTGTGTTTAAACCATCTGCTATTTGCCTGGATGGGAAAGATATCACATCAAAAATAAAACAATCTGAGGATGAAGTTTTAACATCAGCCTCTGGAATTGGTAAGAACGTTGATTTTTTATACGTGGGGTTGTATAGCTCCAAAAATCATGTTGGACGAATCATAGCGGTCTACCAACTGAAAGATGGCCGCGTGCAAATGAGGAATATTGTTGAAAATAATCCTAATTATGCAGAATCACCCAAAGACACGTTTAAAAATATCTCAATAAATTTTTATGACAGGAACACCGCGACGCTTTATTTCTCGACAGATGCATGGGCTACAAGCCGCGCCATTCATTACATTTCATTCCCAGCAAATGGATCTACGCAAGGGGATGAGAACTTCCTAACTGCTGGCAGCTTTAAAGGCGTTAGCAACGGCAAGGTAATAGTAGAAAAGATTGAGCATGATGATCATGGGGCATTCTTCCCCGTTGTATTGATCGACAGGAAAGGAAATCTTTTCTGCAATGTTGATACGAACGACAGCGGTTGGAATCTTGTTCCTCAGTGTTTGCCAAAAGGGGTAGTTTTGAAGCCGCGTTAACCTGAATAAACAAAAAACTCCTCAGTTTATGAGCCTCACACATTACGGGGCTTTTGCGTTTCTGAAATGTGGATTTGCATCTTCGTTTATTTGTTAAATGCCTGCTATCTTATATAAAACATCATATGAGACCATCGGCATGAAGTTACTAACTAACGAATTTGAGTATCGCGAATGGATGCTAAACGGCTACCTTCACTTGGATGAGGAATTTCCTTCGCTTTTCGACGCGGACGAGCTTGAAAGAGAAATGCTGAGACGGGCGCCCAAAGAATTTCCTTGCCTTGCACAAGTTGTAGAAGGCGAAGGCCCTTACTCTCCGCCGTCTATTCAGTTTATATATCGATCCCAGATAGAAGAGTGGGCAAAGCTGTTCGGCATTATTAGTTAGAGAAATCTATTATTCCAACGGGGTGCCTTGTCTGTTTCATCGGTGCTGCAATGGTCGCTGATTATTGGGTCTGGATCACAATGTTGTACTTTGTTGGTCTGAAAATGGTTAATTTCGCAAAAATTGTTAAATGTCACCGGGATTAATCTGAGATTATGATTTGGCCCCTTCAAGAGCTAAGCCATTAAGAGTGCCGGAGATAAGCGCCGGGTGGGGCAGGGACTACATCTTTAATTACAAAAGTTATTTGAACCCGCCAATGCGCGGGTTTTTGCGTTTCTGATGTATAGAAAAATGCAACAGTAAACGGAGAGACCACAGAATGGTTACACCTATTTGTGGCAAGAGTTCGCAACCTCTGAAAATAAACAAAAATGTTTATAATTTAGCTTGTGCCTATAAACAAAAATGTTTATAATCATCTCAAGTTAAACAAACAGGAGGAGGCGGTGAAGCAGAGCGAGTTCAGGCGGTGGCTTGAGTCGCAGGGGGTCGAAGTTTCAAACGGTACTAACCACTTGAAACTGAGATTTAACGGGAAGCGAAGCGTAATGCCAAGGCATCCCAGCTCTGAGATAAAAGAACCACTGCGAAAGGCCATACTCAAGCAGTTAGGTCTAAATTAACAAACCGGCCCTTCGGGGCTGGTTACTCGCAAAGATTCATCGTATTAAATATGCGATATCCAGTTAAATTAGAGAAAGACGGCGACGGGTACTTCGTGAGTTTCCCCGATATACCGGAAGCGTTAACGCAGGGTGATACCAGAGAAGAGGCGTTAGAAATGGCGCGTGACGCTTTGGTTACTGCGTTTGAATTTTACTTCGAAGATAACCAATCTGTGCCGATGCCTGGTGAATCAGGTGATGACTTCGTGACAGTACCTGCAAGCATCTGGGCAAAAGTTCTTTTGCTTAATGCAATGCTCGAGACTGGAACCTCAAACGCAGAGTTAGCTCGGCGAATGAATCTGAAGCCTCAGGAGGTTCAGCGGATTGTGACACTTGGGCATAATACAAAGATTGATACTACTGAGGCGGCGCTCGCCGCCCTCGGAAAACGGTTAGAGATTCTGGTTAATTAAAAAGTCGTTTACCTCTCCTTTAAGGCTGCCTTCGGGTGGCCTTTTTTATTTCCCAATAACTATGCACCCAACCGGATGACCGGAGGGGGAGACCATGAAGATGGATAAAACGAGCGCGGTTACGTCAGCCGTTTCTTATGGAACATCGCTCGGCGGCGCGGCCTACTGGTTCAATGAATTCCTTAACTCACACACTCCAGATCAATGGGCAGCCATAGGCGTACTCGGCACTTTGCTGTTCGCCTTTATTACATGCCTCTGCAACATCATTTTTAAGGTTTGGGACAGAAAACATAATATGGTGCGGCGTGACGAGGACTGACTATGGCAAACCTGAAAACAAAACTCAGCGCTGCCATGCTGGCGCTGATTGCCGCTGGTGCCTCAGCTCCCGTCATGATGGCTCAGTTTCAGAAAGAAAAAGAGGGAACCAGCCTGATTGCTTATCAGGATCAAGGCGGGAAATGGACTATTTGCGGCGGTGTCACTGCAGTAAACGGAAAACCTGTTTATAGAGGTATGCGCCTTACGCTGACCCAATGTGATGCTATCGATAAAGTGGAACAGGCCAAAGCACTGGCTTGGGTCGGCAAAAATGTTTACGCCCCCCTGACTGAACCGCAAAAAGTTGGGATCGCATCATTCTGCCCGTGGAATATTGGTCCGGCGAAATGCTTCACTTCAACTTTCTACCGGAAGCTGAACTCCGGGGACCGGCTCGGGGCATGCGCTGAGATAAAGCGCTGGATCTGGGACGGTGGGAAAGATTGCCGAATTCGCGCGAACAACTGCGCCGGACAGGTAATCAGACGTGATCAGGAAAGCGAGATGACGTGTTGGGGGCTCGATGGTTAATTATTTTCGCGTCGCGGCCACGGCGTTAGCGGCCGGATTTATCGCGCTGATGATATTTCTGGCATTTCATTTTTACGGTCAATCCGTAGAAGCGAAAGGGCAGGTCAACAAGCTCCAGTCAGATAACGCTCTTCAGTCAGAAACCATTTCAACCCAGGCATTTAATTTTCAGCGCTCAAATCAGATTGCTGGCGCTGCACAGCTATACGCAGTGCAAATCGTTGGTAAAAGCCAGGAGAGAGAAATTGAATACCGGACGATTATTAAACGCGATCCTGCCAGCAGCAAGTGTGTTGATTCTGCTGTTGCTGACCGGCTGCTCGAATACACGAACAGTTTACGTGCCAGCGCAATGCACACCGATACCGGCCAGCCTGCTGCAGAAAGTACCCCCACCGCTTCCACCGGCTGCCGATTGACATACGGGCAGGCTGTTTACTGGATTGACCCGTTGCTCACGACGATAGACCAGCTAAATAACCAGCTCGACGGCATCAAACAGGCAGATGAGGCCAGACAGAAATGATTAAGCGCCTATGGGCAAGCATTAAAGCCTTTTTCTACACGCCAGTCCCAGCGACTGAATCCCAACCGAAGGAAAACACCGTGAAATTATCGTTAACCTCAATTAACAATTCGCAACCTGCTGATGGCACATCACCAATTCTCATGCTGGCGTCAGCCACCGATGATGCTGGTAATCCAGTAAGCAGCACTCAATTAGATTTCTCCGTCGCTGGTGCTGTTATTGGCTTCGATCATGCAATTACCGACGGATCCGGGAATGTAACCGTAACTCTCGTAAGCAACACTGCTGGAAATGCGGCATTAACTGCGTCACTTCCTGACGGTTCAGTATCAGTAACTGCGCTGGTTACATTTATTGCTGTGCCAGCAGATGGAACTGATGTGGTTAATCCAATTCCAGCAGTGGACGCCGCGACCGCAGCCTTATCCCCGCTGGAAGCACTGAAAGACGATTTCAATAAAGTGGTCGCATTCATCGAACACGGTATCGAAGTTCTGGGCAAAGACGCAGAAGCCGATCTGGTTGCACTGAAAGATAAATACCTTTGAGCCTTTCATGAGCCACCTATATAAGGTGGCTCAAATACTGATGATTAATGTCTTTTCACATAATGGTTTCCAGTGCTCGGATTGTAGTATTTTCCTCCTTTATGTGATGAGCCGTGGCTCGGATAGTAATGACCACCTTTTGCAAAGGTCATTGATGGCATTGGAAGTGTCAAAGCTAAAGCGAGTAAGGCAAAGATTATTTTCTTCATTTTTTCCCTATTTTCTGTGTGTGTAATACCCAGATCAATCCTATGCCTGAGATTGGCGAAAACAAGCCCATTGAAGAAATTTCACGTGGTGACCCGTGGCCGATATCAAAGACCTTTCTGTAAAACTTCAGTCGTTAAAAAAACAAATACCTTTCGCCACTGCACAAGCGCTGACCAGCGTCGCCCGTCAAATAGCTGCAGCAGAGAAAACCGCTTTCCAGCGTAAGCTTGAGAGTCCAACACCCTTTACGGTGAACGCTGTTGGATCTGTCGGTGCTCGACGTGACAATCTCACTGCTACAGTCTTTGTCCGTGATATTGCTGCCGGTTATCTGGAGCCGCTCGAGTTCGGTGGTGTACATAAGCTCAATGGCAATGCGCTGCTAAATCCCAAAGACGTCAAACTGAACAAGTACGGTAACTTAGGACGAAATAAGCTCTCCCAACTCAAGGCAAAGTCAAACGTGTTTATCGGGGATATCGATGGAATCAACGGTGTCTGGCAGCGGGTGAAAGTGAAAAAGAGCAAGAAGGGTAAGAAGCGCCAGAAGCGCTCAGCTAATGGCACGCGCCGTGAGCGTGAGAAGAACCCTATGCCGAAGTTGCTGATTCGGTTTGGTGACGCTCTCCCCGTTAAGCCCACGCTGGGATACATGGACAGGGCAGAGAAGATGGCTGCAACGCTGATGCCAAGAGCGATAAGCAAGGCGATCAGTGAGGCGTTGAAGACAGCAAAGTAATCTGAAAATAGGCGGATAAAATGGTCAACAGCAAAACAAATATTATCCCAAGCGTTAAATCTATCCCAGTTGATGTAGCAGTTCTTACGGCCGCTATTGATATCAGAGCCGACCGGTTTGAAATTGAAATAGTCGGCTGGTGTAAGGGTTGCGCGGTTTTGCAGGGAACAGGTAATGAAGTGGATTATCGCCTGCCACCCCATGCAATCGTCACCATCAAGTGATAATAGTTATCGATAAAAAAATGGGTCCTTCCCCGGTCCTTTCTATTGCACGGGCATTGCGCGCCGCACAGTTTCACCAGCTATGAATTTTTCATTTTGTGTCCCATGTCCCACGTGCATATTTATGCACTAATTATTACCAGCCCTTACGCCGCGTGGCTTTGCGGGTGTTTTGCGATTGATATTTGCATGGGACATTTAGGTGAGACACAAAAAAATGTCCCATTTGAATGTCCCACTGTCCCATCGAGGAAAATGTCCCATGACAACGATGACGCAAATTGAATATGCGAAACACGCTGGTGTAGATCGGAAGACGATCGGTCGGTGGGTTAAAGCAGGGAAATATGTCGTTCTCGACGGTAGCCTCATTGATGTAGAAGCTACCGACAAAGCCCTCATCATGCTGCGTGACGGTAAAGATCCCCGGACGAAAAATGCGGCCAAAAATAAACCGGCGAAGGCTGATATCGGACTTAGAGATAATTCAGACACTGACGCGGCGGTTAAACAAATCATGTTGGCGACCGGCGCTGAAATGTCGAGAGAAGAAGCCAGCAGGATCAAAGAGAACTATCTTGCCCTGTTAACAAAGCTCGAATTCGAGAAAGAGGATGGTCAACTGGTCGAGCTCTCTGTCGCTGAAGCTGTGTTATTCGCAGCGTTCCGCCAGCAACGTGACGCCTGGATGAACTGGCCGTCACGCGTAGCGCCTCTGATGGCGGCTGATCTGGGCGTTCCAGCTGACAGAATGACCGAGGTGTTAATCGAACATGTCCATAAACACATCTCCGGACTCGGCGAGCCTGAATTTAACCCAGACGAAACGTGACAGACTTTTAAGCAGTATAAGGAAGGGCTGGACACCGCCGCCGCGTATCAGCGTGCCGGATTGGGCAGACCGTTATCGTAAGCTCGCGAAAGAAGCGGGCAGCACCTCCGGCAACTGGGAAACCGAAACCGTAGAAATAGCACGCGGCCCTATGCTGGCTGCAACAGAATCAGGCGTTCATATCATTACAGTGATGTGCTGCACTCAGCTAATGAAGACGGCATTACTTGAAAACCTGTTCGGTTATTTTGCGCACCTCGATCCGTGCCCGATGCTGCTCCTCCAGCCAAAAGAAGACGCTGCAGAGCAATTTTCAAAAGAGCGCATTACGCCGCTGGTGCGTGTTACCCCGGTTCTTCGTGACCTGATCGGCGGCAATAAGCAAAAAAATTCAAAAGAAACGCTGCTTTATAAATCTTTTACCGGTGGCTTTCTGGCGCTTGCTGGCGCGGGTAGTCCTGATAACCTCGCGCGTCGCCCGATCCGCGTGCTGCTGGCCGATGAGGTGGATAAATACCCTATCACCCGCGAAGGCGATCCGATAACGCTAGCCGAGGAGCGCACAGCAACATTCGGGCTGAACTGGCTTTCCGTCCGCGCTTGTTCTCCGACGGTGGAAGACGAAAGCCGGATCGCAGCGAGTTATGAAGATTCAGATCAACGTCGTGCATCGATGGCGTGCCCGCACTGTGGACACCGCCAGTTCCCTGATTTTTTTAAGCATATTCACTGGCCGTCAGAGGCTGATAAACACAACACCAAACAGGCGATGATCCACTGTGAAAGCTGCGGCACCGGATGGTCTGAAGGTGACAGGCTTCGTGCGTTAAGAACAATTCAATGGCATCAGACAAAACCTTTCGAGTGCTGCGGAACGCGGCATATCCCGCTTAATCTCTATGAGCAGGCATGGCACGCTGACGACGTTACAGCGGTCAGTAAGGTTTGGACCTGGTCAGCGTCTGAAAGGCATGCGGTACACCGGGTTACTTGCCCGGACTGCGGGAAAATGGCGGTCGACAATATTCACGCTGGATTTCAGGCTTCAAAGTTATTTAGCCCTTGGCAAAAAGATAAGCCGTCAGATATCGCGGAAAAATATCTGAAAGCCAAGGGTGACCCCGATAAAGAGTTGGCGTGGTGGAATACCCAGATGGGGCTTCCTCATCGGCCTAATTATGGGAAAAGACTTCCTGTTGACGTTCTGCTGGCGCGCCGCGAGGTGTTCAACGCCGAAGTACCTGATGGTGTAGCAGTTCTTACGGCCGGTATTGATACCCAAAATGACCGGCTTGAAATTGAAGTCGTCGGCTGGGGTAAAGATGAAGAAAGCTGGTCAGTTGCTTTCGACGTGATTGAAGGCGATTTGGAAACTGCTGAACCCTGGCTGAGGCTGGATGCTTATCTGAAACAGATATGGCGCCGCGCTGATGGCCGGGGTTTTACCATTATGGCGGCCTGCCATGACTCGGGCGGTAACCATACGCAAAAAGTGTATGAGTTCTCGCAGGAAAGGCTTGGGCGAAGAATCTGGGCGATCAAAGGCGAATCTGCCACCACGGGGAAACGTTCACCAATCTGGCCGAACAAACGGCCAACCTCGAAGACTCGCGCAAAATTCAGGCCAATTATTTTGGGCGTTAACTCTGCAAAGGATTCAATAAGGTCACGTTTACATATTGAGCAGCCGGGTCCCGGCTATATGCATTTCTCAACGGATCGGGATATGGGCTATTTCACACAGCTAACGTCCGAACGTTTAGTGATGAAAGAGGCTGCCGGCCAGCGGTACAGCGTATGGGAACTTCCGAATGGGAAAGCCAATGAGGCGCTGGACTGCCGTGTGTATGCCTATGCCGCTTTATGTGGATTGTTCCACTCTGGCCTTAAATTAAACGCCAAAGTAATTGCGCTGGAGAATAACCCTGAAACGTTATTGCCTCCGGCCCCGGAACCTGAAGAAAAGCAGGATCTGCGTTTACCTGGCGTCATCATTACCGAACCTGAAAAACCTCAGCGCAAACCTATTCACAAACGCCTGGCTAATTAAAAAGGAATCCTATGTTTGATCCCAACTCCAGTTTATTGGCTGGTGCGCTGACTCGTGACCAATTAACGGCAGCGCTGACGGCTGCTCAGCAGGCTTATATCGAGCTTTCAACCGGTGCAAAAGGTGTTTCTTTTTCGTATGCACAGGGAGATGGCACCCGTTCCGTGAGTTTTCAGCAAACTGATATCGGACAACTCACTGCATTTATTCAGCTTCTGCAGGCCCAGTTGGGCATTGTGCGGCGTCCGCGCAGGACGTTAAGGTTTAGGTACTGATGAAAACTGGAGAAGTCAGGATCCTTGGCCCCAATGGGCGGCCACTACCTCCCTCTAATCGCCGGGCATCAATGCTAAACGGATCGGGTCGTGTTCCTTATGACGCTGCTGATTCCTTCAGTGATGCGATGGCTAACTGGCAGCCGGCTCTTTGGTCGCCAGATAATGAAGTCAATATTTACCGCGACCGCATTGTTTCGCGCGTGCGCGACATGGCCCGAAATGACGGATGGGCGTCCGGCAGCGTTACCCGAATTTTAGATAATGCCATCGGTGCTAATTTTCGCCCGATCGCAAAAGTGGACTATCGCGCGCTGGCCATGCAGACCGGGATAAAAGCGTTTGATGCGACATGGGCAGATCAATACGGACGGGCTGTGGAAGCAGCCTGGCGTACATGGGCAAATGACCCCAGTCGTTATTGTGATGTTGAGCGTAAGAAAACAGTTTCCCAGATGCTCAGACTTGCCTTCCGCCACAAGTTGGTTGATGGAGATGCGCTGGCTGTCCTGCAATACCGAACTGACAGGCTCGGGCATGGGCGGGCACGATACGCCACAACGATTCAGATTATCGATCCAGACCGCCTAAGTAATCCTCAGCAGGTTTTTGACATGCTGAAAATTCGCGGTGGGGTGGAAATCGATGATGACGGTGTGCCGTTGGCGTATCACATACGCAAAGCGCATATGGGGGACTGGTGGAGCGCAGAGAAAACGATGACGTGGGAGCGCGTTCCGCGTGAAACATCCTGGGGCCGCCCGATCGTTGTCCACGATTTTGACGGTGACAGGGCTGCCCAGCACCGGGGAACAAGTATTTTTACGCCAATTGTTCAGCGCTTAAAAATGCTGATCAAGTACGACGAAGTCGAACTGGAAGCATCAATCCTCAACGCTATCTTTGGGGCTTACGTCACTTCCCCATACGATCCACGGCTATTCGAAGACGGACTCAGAACGGATGATGTACTCGAATATCAGGATATGCGTACCGAGTTTCATCAGGATAACCGCCTGTCTCTGCAGAGCGGGGCGCGCATTCCCATTCTTGCGCCTGGTGAAGAAATAACGACCGTTAATGCAACGCGCCCGATTAGTAACTTTGTCGCTTTCGAAAGCGCTGCGCTCCGTAACTGCGCCGCCGCGCTGGGTATCTCAACGCAGCAGTTAACACAGGACTGGTCCGATGTCAATTACAGTTCAGCGCGCTCCGCGATGCTGGAAGCCTGGAAAACCCTGACACGTCGTCGTGATGATTTTGCCAGTGGTTTTGCACAACCAATATTCAGCAGCTTTATCGAAGAACTCCATGACCTCGGGGAGGTACCTCTTCCTGCTGGCGCCCCGGAATTTCTGGCGGCCAAAGCTGCCTATTGCCGTGCACAGTGGATGGGGCCGGGACGTGGTTGGGTCGATCCGGTTGCAGAGAAAAAGGGTGCGATCCTCGGTATGGATTCCGGCATGTCAACGCTGGAAATGGAAGTCTCAGAAAACGTTGGCGAAGACTGGGAAGAATTGCTGGACCAGCGTGCCCGCGAGATCGAAGCCTTTAAAGAACGCGGACTGCCTGTACCAACATGGGCGCAGGCGGACACTTTCGCACCTCAAACAATTAAAGATCCGGAGGCACAGTGAATTTACCGCACTTAGCGCAGCGCCTATTTAACACGCCGCTGGCGCTGCATCCTCGAAAGGCCGAAGTGGTGATGGCTGCGCTGACTGACCGTTTCGGCCTGACACGCATACAGTCTATGTCTGACTGGGATGATGATGACGATTCATTTTCCAGGCAGGCCCGCGATACAGGGTATGACGTAGTGGAAGGTATCGCAGTGATCCCGATTCAGGGCACGTTAGTGCAGAAACTCGGCACCTTGCGGCCCTACAGCGGGATGACTGGCTATGACGGCATTCGCGCCTGCTTCCTGCAGGCGTTGAATGACGGTGAGGTCAAAGCCATCTGTCTGGATATTGATTCGCCCGGCGGCGAAGTCGCAGGGTGTTTTGACCTTGTCGACGAGATTTATGCCGCGCGCGGCAGTAAGCCGGTCTGGGCCATTTTATCCGAAAGCGCCTATTCCGCTGCTTACGCACTGGCGAGTGCGGCGGACAAGATAATCGTGCCGCGTACAGGCGGCGTCGGTTCTGTTGGCGTCATTGTGATGCACGTTGACTGGTCGCAGAAAATCAAAAAAGACGGCCTTGCGGTCACCATCATTACCTACGGTGACCGTAAGGCAGAGTCCAATCCGTATGAACCTTTAAGCGAAACGGCGCGTAAAGCCATTCAGTCTGATATTGATGAAATGGGCCGCCTGTTCGTGAGTACCGTCTCCCGCAATCGCGGGATCACAGAAAAAACCGTCCGGGATACCGAAGCCGCCTGTTTCCTTGGCGCCGACGGTGTGCAACTGGGGCTGGCTGATCAAGTGGCCTCGCCTGATGCGGCATTCCGCGATTTATTACAACTAGTTGGAGAATAAAGATGTCGATGAAAATCAGAGGGTTTGGTCACCTTTTTGGTCGCGGTGCTAATGCGTCCGAAGATGATGAAGACGAAAAAGAAAAGTCCAAAAAGGCCAAAGGCCGTCGTGCGGAAGAGGACGACAGCGACGATCAGGACGACAAAGAAAACAAAGACAAGTCCAAAAAATCAAAACGCGCAGAAGACGATGGTGATGATTCTGACGACGAAGATGATAAGGACAAGGAAAAGTCTAAAAAGGCCAAATCCCGCCGTGCGGAAGATGACGACGATGATGCGGACGCCGAAGAAGATGAAGGCGATGAAGACGACGGAGACGACGATGAAGATGATCGTGACGTCAAGAAAGGTCGCCGCGCTGAGCGCAATCGCATTTCCCGTATCCTTAGCAGTAAATATGCCACAGGTAAAGGTCCTCTGGCTGTATCACTGGCGATTACTACCGGCATGAGTTCCGCAGCCGCCATCCGGGTGATGGCAAGCTCTGGCCCGGTACCGGTGGCATCGCAGCCCCGCCGTATGTCTCTGGACGAACGTATGGCAAAAGTTGAAAACCATCAGTTGGGTAATGCTGATGCCGGCGCCCCAGCCGCAAACTCCGTGGTTGCCCGTGCGGCCGCTCTCTATAACCAGGTAAAAGGTAAAAAATAATGACTGTGAATCAGGTAGGAGAAAACGCCTGGGTGCCGGGCGTACAGCATGACACCTTCGTTCCGGATCAGTTACTGTCTGGTCCTTTGCAGGTTGTGTCCGATACAGTCACCATTTTGACCGGATCGGCAGCAACTTATAAGCGTGGTACCGTGCTTGGCGTGGTTACTGCATCGGGTAAATATACCCTGAGTGTGGCTACCGCTACCGATGGTAGCCAGGTTCCCCAAGCTATTCTGGCCGATGATGCTGATGCCACCGCGGCGGACACGTTAGCTGGCGTATATTTGATGGCCGAAATCAACAAGAACCGCATTACCTTTGATGCGAGTTGGACGCTCGCGACGCTCAAGCCCGCGCTCCGTCCGTTTGGTATCTTCCTGCGCGACAGCGTTCAGGCACCTGCCAGCTAAACACCCGTTTTAATTTAATCGCCTTCTTCGCATGCCCTTCACCGGGCAGGGCGTTGTGCGTCTTTTATTTATCCCGACCTGTTGGCCGGGACACAGAGAGAATAAGCCATGTCCCAAACTATTTACGATACCGTGTCGCTGGTCGGGTTGGTGCCCAATCTGATGACGTCACAAAACTTCATCCTCGACCGTTTTTTCCCGAACATCGTGACAAGTGACGATGAGTATGTGGCGATTGACGTAGACATCGGTCTGCGCCGCATGGCACCGTTCTGCTCACCGCTGGTCGAAGGCAAGTTGGTGGAAAGTCGTCGTTACCAGACCGACAAGTTCAAGCCTGCCTACATCAAAGATAAGCGCGCCCCTGACCTGCGTAAACCGATCCGCCGCCAGATTGGTGAACGTATTGGCGGCGAATACACCGCCGCAGAACGTGAAATGCTGAACATCCAGTTCGAAATGAGCGACCAGATTGATATTTTGAATCGTAGACTCGAGTGGATGGGCTGCAGCGCAATCGCCACCGGCACCGTCACCATTAAAGGTGATGGTTTCCCGACGACCGTTGTTGATTTTGGTCGCGATCCATCGTTAACCATCGCGCTCAGCGGGGCAGATAAATGGCCGACCAGCGTTGCGGTTGGCGCTACCAACACCCAACCAACGGATGATATTGAAGAATGGCAGGCGTTGATCCTGCAAAAATCTGGCGCACAGGCGACGGACATTGTCTTCACTAACGCCTCATGGCGCGCGTTCAAGCTCGATACGTCGCTGAAAGGTGCCATTATCCTGCCAGCGCAAAACCCATCCGGCAACATCATCAATCCGGGCCCGCAGATTGCGAAAGGCGCTGTCTGTAAAGGTTTCTGGGGGCAGTATACACTCTGGCTTTACAACGACTGGTTCATCGACCCGGATACCAATGTTGAAACTCCGATGTTCGCAGACGGTTCAGTGGTTATGTCGGGTCCGGATCTGATGGGAACCCGTGCGTTTGGTGCCATCATCGATCCCGCCTTCAACTACGGGCCGATGGCGTATGCGCCAAAAAGCTGGGTGAAGGAAGACCCAGCGCAGCGCTTCCTGCTGATGCAGTCTTCTCCGATCGTTATCCCAAGCCGGGTTAACGCAGCCCTTTGTGCGAAGGTGGTCTGATCATGGCAAAAGATAAAACAACCGAGGCTGCTGACGCGGTCACCGTGGTGGTGCTCAAAGGGAAAAGCGTTCGTCACGACGGAGAGAAGTACACGCAGAACACCCGCATTGAACTTTCACCGAATGACGCCGAGCGTCTTATTGCGTCCGGCTTTGTTAAAACACTGGATTCGGTGAAAGAGGAAATGGAAGCGGCGTCTGGTCAGGAAGTCAGCATCATAAAAGCTGATGGGCAGGCCATGATCACCTCGGACGCGCCTTCAGTTGTCAAATCCGAGAGCGGGGAAGCCTGATAATGGGAATCAACTGGGATCGGCATTTGCTCAGGCCGTTGCATGGCGTATTTGGTGACCCGGTTGATTTCCGACCCGCGGGCGGTGCGGCTTATACCATCAGCGGGATTTTCGACCGCGCCTATACGCAGGAGGTTGAACCTCTGGATGACGGTAGCACGATAAACACGACGTCTCCCGTCCTGGGTGTGCTGGACAGTGAGTTCCGCGTTCCACCGAAGAAGGGGGACCGGTTGTTTATCGGCACGGTCGGCGGCGAGCCGGTGAACACGTTGTTCACCATCGCCGATATCCAGCCGGACAGCCACGGCGGCTCAAAGCTTATTCTTAACAGGGTGAAGGTATGAATGCAGCAGCTTTGCGGGGGCTCGTTATCAGCGCGCTTGCGGGGAAGACAGATGCTCTTGAACGGGTTTATTCCCCGCGAGACTGGCCGACGTCTGAGGATATGTATCCCGCTATTCTCGTGCAAACCCCTTTCGATCTGAAAAATTCCCTCGGGCGTAACGTACCGCAGTTTACGACAGTGACCACCGTCCGGATCACCGGTCGCCTGCAGGAGCTTGATGACCTTGATCAGGACAATGGGGCGGTAAAAGCGGAAGAGGCGCTGGAGCAGCTGCGCGGACAAATCGAGCGGGCAGTGATTAACAGTTATGACCTGACCCAGCAAATTCAGCAGTTTTTGCAGATGCGTTCCACGATTGATATCAGCGCCGCTGGCGAAGGGCATACCGCCCAGCTACTGATGGAACTGGATATCGAGTATTACCAGGGCCCGGAAGAATTCTACCCCATCGAAGCGGACCCGCTTCAGGGTATCGACGTCACCCTTGTCGAGCCTGACGGCACGCCGGAAGTTGGCGTCACCATCGACCTGCCTCAATAACATTCTGGAGTATCCCATGTTTGTAAAACCCGTAGCCGGGCGCACTGTGCGCGATCCGGTTAAAGGCACCTTTTTGCCCGAAGAAGGGGCAGAGGTTGCTAAAAGCACGTTTTGGGATCGCCGGCTGCGTGATGGTGACGTTATCACCGTTGATGCTTCATCAGCCGCCGCGAAATTGACAACCGCTGTAAAAAGTACTGATGCCGGGAGCGCGAGCTAATGAATTTTCAACAGATCCCCAGTAACCTTCGGACACCTCTGTTTTTTGCTGAGTTCGATAACTCGCAGGCGAACACCGCAACGGCAACCCAGCGCACGCTTATTATTGGTCAGATGCTGACGAATGCTGCGGTGAATCCAAATATTCCGGTTATTGAATCATCAGCCTCGAACACCGCAGGGATTTATGGCGCCGGGTCTATGCTTCATAACCAGATTACGGCATACCTGGCAAATGATATTTCGGGTGATATTTACCTGCTCCCGCTGGTGGATGGCTCATCCATGGTCGCGGCGACAGGTACCATTACGCTGACAACCGCACCGAGTGAAACCGGTGTAATTTCACTGTATGTCGCAGGCCAGCGCGTGCAGACCACAGTGTTGAGCACCGACACAGTGACTACGATGGCAACAGCACTGACGGCGGCGATCAATGCCACCATTGCGTTGCCGGTAACGGCTGCATCGGCCGCCGGCGTTATTACACTGACGGCCAAAAATAAAGGCGCACATGGTAACAGCATTGATTTAAGGCTGAATTACAAGGGTAGCGCAGGTGGGGAATTTACTCCGACTGGTCTGGGTATTACGCTCGCTGCCTTCACGGGTGGTGCCGGGTCACCGGACATGACAACAGCACTGGCAAACCTCGGCGACCGGACCTTTGATTTTATCGTCACACCTTATACTGATACGACTTCTCTCGATGCGCTGAAGAACTTGCTGTCGGACAGCACCGGTCGTTGGAGCTACGCTTCACAGCTTTATGGCCACGTCTTTGGGGCCGTGTCTGGCACCTATGGACAACTGACCACGCTCGGCGAATCCCGCAACGATCAGCATGCCACTTTGCTGGGGGTATATGACTCACCAACGCCGGCTTATGTCTGGGCAGCGGCTGCAACGGGTGCGGTCGCGGGGAGTCTGCGCAACGATCCGGGGCGTCCTCTGCAAACGCTCACGATTTCCGGCGTGCTGGCGCCGCCACTGGCTTCGCGTTTCGAATTGACCGAGCGCAACAACCTGCTTTACAGCGGCATTTCGACCTTCACGGTGGCTGATGACAGCACGGTGCAGGTGGAAAACCTGATCACCACGTACCAGACCAATAAATACGGTGATGCGGACGATAGCTATCTGCAGGTGGAAACGTTGTTCCTGCTGATGTTCGTCACCCGCTTTATCCGCACGCAGATCACTTCGAAATTTGCGCGTATGAAGCTGGCCGCTGACGGTACCCGTTTCGCCCCGGGTTCCGCGATTGTGACGCCGAACATTATCCGCGCTGAGATGATCGCCCAGTACACACAGTTGGAGTACAACGGCTATGTGCAGGATTCCAAAGCCTTCGCCGCCGGTCTGATTGTGATGAAAAGCACGACCAACCCGAACCGCGTAGACGTGTTATGGGACGGCGTGCTGATCAACCAGCTGCGCGTATTTGCACTTCTTAACCAGTTCCGCCTGCAAGCCGCGGCGTAAGGAAAAAAAATGGGTGATACTTCCAACCGCCTGGCGGGCACCGCATCGGTGACGACCAATGGCGTCACAATCATGGTCGCCGGGCAATTCAAATACAGTCCTTCAACCGTTAAACGTGAAACCTTGACTGGGATGGACCGTGTCCATGGCTATAAGGAAAAGCCTTCCGCACCGTATATCTCATGCCAAGTACGCGACAGCGGCGGTACCACGGTGGCGGACTTTAACGACATGACCGATGTCACCGTGGTGGCTGAACTCGCCAACGGTAAAACGATTATCGGCACCGGGATGTGGACGGTCGAATCACAGGAAGTCGACAGTGAAGACGCCGTGTTCGATGTCCGCTGGGAAAGCTTCTCAGTCGTGGAGAGCTGATCGTGGAAGAGCAGGAAAAAAGTATCGTTATTCCTCTGGATAAACCGCTGGCGGATGCCGGCGGTAAACTGGTCTGGGAAAGCATTCCACTGCATGAACCTGCGCTCATCGAAGTGAATCAGTTCTTTGATAAGCAGAATGCGGACGGAGCACTGGCCGCGATGGGGCTCCTTATCTCGCTGTTATCGGGGATACCGCCGCAGGTTGTCAGGCGCATGCCGTTTACCACTTTCAAGCAGTGTGAGGTATTTCTTCTCACCTTCTTAAATTACCTTCCCGAACCCGTCACGACGGTTGAAAGCAGCACGGTGATCGTGCTGCCAAAAGCCCTTCAGGATGGAAAAGGGGAGCAACACTGGGCAGGTATCGATCTTGGTGAACCCTGTCTTGACCAGGTGGACCAGTTTTATAAAACCCAGACAGTGAAAGGCGGTCTGGCGGCGATGTCCGCACTTATCGCTGAAATCTCCGGCATTCCCACGCAGGTCATAAACCGTCTCCCGTTTACAGACTACAAACGCTGCGAGGGTTACATGCTGGGTTTTTTAAACTTCTCCCCGACGGCGGGAGGTGGCGTGAACGCATCGCCGATGTGACGTATTACTACGGCTGGGGGCCAGATCAAGGCTGGGGAATGACGTGGTCGAAGCTCAACTGGTGGCGGGATCAGGCATTGCGCATCAATAAGTTAAAGGAACGCGATTAATGGCTAATGTGTTTGATTTCCAGTTGAAAGCGGACGATCAGGTTTCTCAGTCAATTCAGAACATTGATGATGTTGTAAAGAAACTGACACCCCACCTCAATGATGCGCAAAAAGTTGTGCAGCTCGGGGGGCGCCGATCGGCTGAAGGGCTTGACGAAATAAGCGGGCGGCTGAATAAGCTTGCTAATAATGCCCGTGACGGCGTGCAGTTTATCGGGGACCTTGTGCCGCCGCTGAAAATGGTCGGCGGTTTAACTCTCGGGTTAAGCGGCTTGGCCACCGCGATCAATGGAATAAAGGCCGGAATTCAGGAATATGCGGATGCCGGTTACAAAATTGATACTACCGCCAAAAATATCGGCACCACAACCCGTGCCTATCAGGAGTTGACGGGGGCAATGATTGAAAACGGGGCGACCCGTGATTCAGCGGAGGGTGCTATTACCGGACTGTACCAGCGTGCCAATGATGCGCTCAATGGCCGCGATGATCCTTTTAATGCGCTCCTGGCTCAGATGGGTGTAAAGATCAGCAAAACCAAGGAAGGGATGGCTGATGTTGTGAAACTGATGGATGACCTGAATAAGGCCATGTTGAAACAGACACCGGCAAGACAGGCAGTGATTGCGCAGATCGGGCAGTTCCCGCCAGAGCTATTAAACTTTTTGCGGCAAAGCACAGATCAGGTCCAGCGCCTTAAAGATCAGGCCCAGCGTGACGGGCTGATTTTTTCTGATAAGGATATACAGAACGCCCTCGCATTCCGTAACCAGGTCAATCAGATTTCAGCATCGTGGGATGGCATGCTGATGAAATCTCAGGCATGGCTCGGACAGAGTAGCTTCGTTAAGGAGCAGACCGATCAGATATCTGACCTCATGAAAAACGGTGACAAGTATTCGGTGGCACATTTTTTCAGTATGGGTGGAAATACCGATCAGGATTATGATTTGCTCAGAAGGGCATCAAAAGACGAAGAATTTAAGAAAACCCTGACTCTGCCTGAAAAGGCTCGAGTGAACATAGGTTATTTGGATGATGATCTAAAGAAAAAATTGCATGGCTGGTATGGACCGACCGATCAGGCCCATCAACTTCAAAAAGACGTGCAAGCGATGTATGAGCAGCCGCCATCTTCCGTAGTGCCGCCATTATCGTTCAATCAACCTGGTAATAATAATGCCCGGGGTATCCGTAACAATAATCCTGGCAATTTACGGTCAGCGCCGAATGCTGTCGCCAGCGATGGCGGTTTTCCAATTTTCAGTAACCCGAACGATGGCCTGGCAGCGATGAGCAGGCAATTACAGTTGTATGGGAGCAGAGGGAATGATACGCCTTATGGCATCATCCGCACTTACGCCCCGTCCAGCGAAAACGATTCACAGGCCTATATCAATGCTGTGACAAAAGATACGGGCTTTGGCGCACATGAAAAACTGGATTTGAGCGACCCAGCCACCCTAAAGCGCCTGATGACAGCCATGATCCGCCATGAAAATGGAAGTCAGCCCTACAGCGAAACTGATATTGATAATGGTATCAATACATCGATGACCGATCCCCGCTGGAGAGTACCGCAAGGATATTCAGGGAACTATGAAATTAACCAGACAGGCAAAGGGAATGAGCCAAATATCAACGCGTCTGCAGCCGGATCTAATGGAATATCTGGCGGTGGAATTGACATGAAACAACTTGCTGACGCTTTATCCAAATCATTGAAAGAAAATAAAAGTGAAATCGAGTTGACGCTGATTAATGAGCGAACCGGAGAACGCAAAAAAGTCTCTGGTACGGGTGGGAAAGTTACCACAGCAATGTCGATGCCATAAATATCAACCCTCCCGCTTCGGCGGGTTTTTCCTTTTGGAGGACAGGATGCCACTGTTACAAAATGCGCTGTCTTCGCTGTTAGGGTTTTCTGGCGACAGTTGGAACTGGCAGGACCATATTCATCCGGCTTCGTTTCGCGGCGTGCCCTTTGCGATTATTGATGCGGATGGCAATTTTGGCCGCCGGCAGGCCGTCCATGAATACCCCTATCGCGATACGGTCTGGGTCGAAGATTTGGGGCGTTCTACCCGCCGCCTGACCTTAAACGGATTCATTATCCAGTCCAGCCTGATCTACAGCGCAGCTGATGTCATGACACAGCGGGATAATCTTATTGCCGCCTGTGAAAGCGCGGGTGCTGGCACGCTGGTGCATCCTACGCTGGGCGAACTGACGGTCAGTATCCCTGACGGCGGGCTTAAACTGCGGGAAAGCAAAGATTCAGAACGCGTCTTTGAATTCTCTCTCACCGTGATTGAGTCAGGCCTTCGGGTTTTTGCTGTGACCGGAGCTGTCTCAGCCGCTTCAACGGTTCAGACGTCCTGGCTGGCGCTGGCGGCTAAAACGGCAGCCACGTTTATTGCGGAGGTTAATTCTGATTTACGCACGGTGACGCAGGCAATAAAAACGCTTAAAAGCACGGTTTCCTTCTGGACCAGCATGGTGACCCGCACGGCAAATGAGGCGACGAATCTCAGCAATACACTGAAATCCACGTTCGGCAGTAGCCGTTATGGGCGTTATAACACGGGCGATGTTGGCGGGAATGCGTCGGGCGCGACAAATACCACGACGACGACGGCGGACACGGATAATTATGACCTTTTGGTTTCGCAGAAAATGGCGGCATCAGTCGAAAACCGGGCAGAAGTTCAGGATATAACGGCCAGCCTTCTGGAGTCAGTCAGCGTAGCGGCATATGCCAGCGGCGCGCAGGATGTGATTAATGCATTACTGTCGAGTGAGGCAAAAGGGTTGGATCTGGTTCGCTTGTTTGAAACGCTGTCTACGTTCACGGATGCCACTTACCGGCCGGACAGCAGCGACAGCAGCATTGCTTCTGCGGCACATATTTACCTCATCACGCTAAGTGCTGGCGCAATGGCCTATGCGGCGTCTCTTTACGAGCCCGTAAGCTATGACGATGCTGCTGAACTTCTTCAGCGCCTGGTCAGCGTGATCGATACGGTGTCACTTGCGGCGGCTGATGCCGGTTATGACGATGTCTTCAGTGAGATGTCTGACCTTAAAACAACGGTCAAAACGACGCTTCAGGAGAAAGGGGCGCAGCTGGCGAACGTGACCACCGTGACATTTAGCGCGGCGCTTCCCGCACTTAATCTGGCAAACCGGTTGTATCAGGACGCAGGCCGGACTGAAGGGCTGATAAAAATGGCCGATCCTGTCCATCCGGCATTTATGCCGCTTTCTTTCAGGGCGCTTTCTTCATGAATGATGAAATGACGTTAACCGTGGGTGGTAAGGTGCTTTCCGGCTGGGACTCTGTCCGCGTGACCCGAAGCATCGACCACCTTCCCAGTGATTTTGACCTTTCGCTGATGGATGAATTTCCCGGCAGTGATGGTCAGCAACTGGTCAAAGAAGGCGATGCCTGTGTGGTAAAGCTTGGGAGCGATACGGTCATTACCGGCTACATCGACCGGTGGGCGCCGATGATTTCCGCCTCAAGGCACGAAGTCCGGGCAACGGGGCGCAGTAAGTGCGAAGACCTGGTGGACTGCTCTGCCAAATGGGACAACAACGTGATCACCGGCGCTACCCCGTTGCAGATTGCGCAGCGCCTGGCCGCGCCGTATGGGATCACCGTGTCGAGCGACGTCACTGATATGCAAAATGTGCCTCAGTTCACGCTGAACTGGGGAGAAAGTTCGCAGGAAATCATTGACCGTGTCACGCGCTGGGCGGCGCTTCTCTACTATGACCTGCCTGATGGCAGCCTCTACCTGACCCGCGTCGGTACCCGAAAAGCAGCCAGCGGCGTGGCACAGGGTATCAACATTGAAGCAGCGGCCTACGAGACCTCGATTGATGAACGGTTTTCCGAATACACCGGAGTCTCAATGACGGTTAACCCGCTGGTCGATGACAGCGGTTATGGTGCCGTGACCAAAGCCACAGCGAATGATCCGGATGTTGCCAAAATGCGGTACCGGAACCGGATCATCATTGTCGAAAGTACCATGAACACCACCGAATTGGCACAGCAGGCGATTGACTGGGAAATGAACCGGCGTTATGGCCGCTCTAAGGTTTTGCAGGTCACAATTGATAACTGGCGCGACAGCGCGGGCAAGCTGTGGGAACCCAATACCCTGATACCCGTCAACATCCCCAAGATGGGCATCAATGACGTGCTATGGCTGCTGGCAGAAGTCACATTTATCAAAGATGACCAGGGAACGGTGGCGCAGATGGTGCTGATGCCGCCAGCGGCATTCTCGGTTCAGCCATATCGTTTTTACAACGTCATTCAGGAGCTGAACAGATGACAATGCTCAACACGCTTTACCGCCGGGCAATGATGATGCTCGGAGTGGGCAGTGTATCACTGACGAATGATGATGGCGGGATCCAGAAAGTGCAGTATCAGACGCCGCTTGAAGTGCGCAGCGATACGCCCCGCCTGATGGAGTTCGGTTTCTCCTCTTCATTGCCGGCGGGAGCTGACGTGCTGATTGCCTACCTTGGCGGTGACCGCTCAAACGCGGTAGTGATCGCCTCCGGTCATAAGGGCAGCCGCAAAACAGGCCTGAGTCCGGGTGAAACCATTATTTATGACCAGTGGGGGCAGCACATCAAACTCACCGAAACGGGGATAGAAGTTGATGCAAACGGTCAGCCCGTCAAAGTCATTAATTCAACCACCGTCACCATCGTTGCTTCAGAAGAGATTTTTGCTGATACCCCTGTTTTAAAGTGTTCTGGCGATATCATTGATAACGCGGGGAGTAACACCACCACGCTGAAAAATTTGCGCGATACCTACAACACGCACAATCACGTCGTGAAAAACGTGCAAAGCGGCAGCTCATCGCCAACCAGTGAAAAACCGGGGGAGCAGGTTCAATGACGGACATCACAACACTCTGGAATGCTGAACAGTCCGTTGGTGACTGGGCTGAGGCATCCGGTGACCTGCTGTCGGGCGATGACCTTGAAACGGCCATTTTAATCAGCCTCTTTACTGACCGGCTGGCACGGCAAGATGACGAATACGATGGCGATAACCGCCGCGGCTGGTGGGGCGACCAGGATCAGGATTATCCAATCGGTTCGCGGCTCTGGCTGTTGAACCGACAAAAACTGACGCTGGCCGTTGCAAACAAAGCGCAGGACTTCGCCGCCGAGGCGTTGAAGTGGCTTACGGATGACGGAGTGGTCGCCAGTATTACGCCCGTTACACAAATCGTGTATCCGAACCGCCTTAACCTTTTTATCACCTACCAAAAACCAGGACAGGACGCTGTGTCGAAGCGTTATTTCTGGGTCTGGGAGTCTTAACCGATGCCATATAACCGGCCAACGCTCACCGAGCTGCGCGCGCGTAACCTCGCCGCGATTGAATCAGAATTAAAAGTAACAGGCACACCTTTACGGTTTTCAAATCTTAACATCCTCGGAACGGCAGATGCGGGTCTGGCTTACCTCCATTATGGCTATCTTGACTGGATAGCAAAGCAGTCAGTGCCGTGGAGCGCGACGGATGAAAATCTTGCGGGCTGGGCCGCCTTAAAAAGCGTGACGCAGAAAGCGGCCAATGCCGGGACAAACAACGCTACCCTTTTCACCGGCACTGTAGATGCAACTCTTCCGGCGGGGACGGTATTAAACCGGGGTGACGGTTATCAGTACACGACAGATGCGGAGATAGATATCGGACCGGATGGCACAGCAACAGGCGCAATCACTGCGGTGCTTCCCGATCCTAATAACGACCCGACGGGCGGCGGCGATGCAGGGAATACCCCGGCAGGCACCAAACTCACACTGGATGTCAGTATTTCAGGTGTCGATTCGACGGCAACCATCAGCATGGACATTACTGACGGTGCGGATATCGAAACGGAAGATGCTTTTAGATCGCGTACACTGCTGGCCTATCAGAATACGCCTCAGGGCGGAAACGATGATGATTACGAAGCCTGGGCACTTGCCGTATCAGGCGTGACGCGTGCATGGACCGTGCGCAGGCTCATGGGGGCGGGTACCGTCGGCGTGTACATTATGGTAGATGGAAATGACACGTCGAATAACGGATTTCCCGTCGGTACGGACGGCATATCTTCGCTGGACAGCTGGTCAGGAACAAAGGCAACTGGAGATCAGAAGAGGGTCGCTGACCACATTTACCCCATTCAACCTGTTACTGCGCTGGTTTATGTCTGTTCTCCGATTAAAACAGCCATCAATTTTACGATTAACGGTCTGGCATCGGCTGACAGCACAACAACGTCCGCGATTGCGGCAGCGATTGATGGCGTACTGTTTGAATCCGGAAATCCACAAGGGGCTACGATTTATCTGTCTGATCTGCTGATTGCAATCAGTAATGTCAGCGGCACGAGCGGTTTTATACTGACTTCTCCCTCGGTAAATATCACCACAACGACCGGGCAGCTTCCGGTAAGGGGTACGGTGACGTACACATGAGCCGGTTTACTTTAGAAGATTACACATCTGCGTTGCAGAATTTACTGCCAGTTGGGCTGGTGTGGCCGCGCAAGGCGGATGGTATTCAAACTGCTGTTTTACGGGCTCTGGCCCAGTCATACCAACAGAGTGATGATGCTGCCGTAACGCTGTTAACGGGTGCTTTCCCGGCGACAGCGACCATCATGTTAACTGACTGGGAGAAAACACTCGGGCTTCCGGATGACTGCGCCATCGGGGAAAATGACAGTATTGCGATCCGACAAAAATCGGTTGTGTCGAAGCTATTCAGCACCGGTGGTCAGTCCGCCGCTTATTTCATCGGTGTGGCTAAGGCCATGGGGTATGACATTACTATCACTTTTTTTCGTCAGGCCAGAGCCGGCATGTCAGTTTGCGGTGATGCCCTGAATGGCGATGACTGGCCGTTTACCTGGCTGGTTACCGCGCCTTCAACCACTATCACCTACGCTCAGGCTGGGCAATCTTATGCCAGCGATCCCTTGCGTTCGTGGGGTAATAAGCGGCTTGAATGTCGCCTAAGTAAATTGGCACCATCACATACCATCGTATTATTTGGTTACGCCAACTAATCATTAATATCCGGAAAATAAAATAAGCGCCTTAATTGGCGAGGACATTTCTATGCAAAAGATTGGGAGTATTACCTCTACGGCAAATGCTAGCGGAGAATGGACGAACGGAAATGTGGCTGCAGGCACACCACCAACAATAATTGATGCCGCATGGTTAAACACGGTTCAGCGAGAAATTTCGAATGTGGTAACTAATGCCGGACTAACTTTGGATCCAACGAATGATGCTCAATTGCTGGCCGCTCTTAAACTGCTAACGGGGCCAGGGCGTTTACTTTCAGCACCAAAATCTTTTCTCTCAAGTGCGCTATATACACCTACACCAGGGACAACCAAGGTCAGAGTTAAAATTTGGGGCGCCGGCGGGGGTGGCGCAGGGGTTTTAGGTTCATCGGCGACTGGGGGGGCGGCAGGCGGTGCAGGGGCGTACGCTGAGTCATGGATAAGCATCCCAGCAGGTACAACTATTTCTGTCACAGTTGGAAGCGGCGGAACGGCAGGCGGTGCTAATTCATCCACTGCAGGCGGATCAGGCGGTGCGTCATCATTTGGTACATATATTACATGTCCCGGAGGCATCAGCGGTTCGCCATCGGGAGGAGGCGCCGGCGCAACAGCCCCATCCTCTACAATTCTGTCGTCAAATGGGCAATCGGGGCAAGGGGTGTATAGCGGGGTTCTATTTGGAGGCACCGGAGGAGCTGCATTCTCATCGTACGGGGGGCTGTCTCACTCTTCATCAAGTGGCGATGCTGGCGGTTTCCCAGGCGGGGGAGGTGCGGGAAGTACAGCTGGTCAGTCTTCATACGGTGCGGGTAAAGGGGCTAACGGCTGCATAATAATCGAGGAGTACGCATAATGATTAAGAGTTATGCTCTTATAGCAAATGAAAAAATATTAGTCGTAAACACTATTGTTGCTGATGAAACATTTCAAATTGAAGGTTATTATTTGATAGAAATATTAGATGGAATACTCTGCCAAACTGGGATGTATTATAATAAAGGTGATGGGTTGTTTTATTACGATGAAGCTTTCACTAATTCAGAGAGCGTTATAGATGAGTAGCTCTCATGTGGACTGCTACATAACTTCAAAGGTCAGTTAGGGTAACGGAATTATACGCGGCTCGGTGGGTTGCTACATGCAACCCATATGTTCAACGATGTTGATTACCATCTGCTAGATATCGCTTTTTAATGAACTTTAGTTCTATGAATCGATATGAAGCCTCAGAGTAAAAAAAAGTAATAAAAATCATTAGTATTAGGGTGGTAGCGGTGCCAATGGTGAAATTTAAGTGAGTCCCAATAGAGTAAGTAACTTGTTTTACTGTATATATTGCTGGCATGTGGCAAAGGTAAATTGAGTACGATCTTTCTCCAATTAATACTAATATGTTATTTTTCGATGTTATTATTTTTCTTTCTGAAATAGTCGTGAAGAAGCAAAGCCATCCGAAAACGCCTATTGAGATGTATTTGTATTCATTGCTAAAGTTCAGAGATACAATTAGGAGTAATAGCACCATGGTTAGAGATAACAATCTTAATGGAATGGGTAGTTTGCATTTAATCCCAAGAACAAATGTTAAAGCTCCAAGGGAAAATGCTTGCGGCCTGAACCACCAAGCCACACCTGTCAAAACATTATCATGAGCTGATATAAAAGAATGCGAAATAAATGCAAGCAATAAAAAAGCAATCAAATATCTAGCATTAAGTAAAAAAACGGCCACAGCAAGAACTAAATACATTTGCCATTCTAGAGATAAAGACCAGTTAACAACATTTAAATCGTAGCTTCCACATTCATATACGCCAGAAAAACATCCATACCAAAATATGTTTGCATATCCAAACAGTGCAGCTATACCACTAGATACAACATCTGAAATATTTGTTTTTATAACTGTAAAAAATGTTGCGATAAAAATAGTGAATAAGACCCAGAATATGGCTGCTGGCATTAGACGGAAGAATCTTCTTTTAAAAAATGATAAAAATGTAGTGATGTTTTTACCGTTATTAGATACGTCACGGAATAATGTGGTACACATTAGATAGCCAGAGATAGCAAAGAAAATGTCCACTCCTCCAAGGAAGGACACATGGTTAAGTATTTCCTGATACCATAATGGTGTAGGGAGCCTATTCCTATAATGCTGACCAATAACCATAAATACAGCAACTGCGCGTAAGGCCTGAATATCTAAATTAACGTTTTTTATCATTTAACCGATACCATTATTAACTGTTTTTAATGGGATTATTCACAATATATTGGCTCCAATATCTTTCATTTTGTCTATCACTCGCTGCGTTTCTGCATCGGTTAATGTTAGTTGCGCAGCCATAAAAAAAAGAATATGCGGAGACATGGCGCGCGGTTCAGCCCCGCCAGTGTACTTCCGCCACTGACTGTTACTGGCAACGCCAGCCAAGTCAGCCATTTGCGCGCCAGTATAGCCAAGATCAGTTTTAAGCTTCTCCAGTTCTTCCGGGGTTGGCGGGGTGTACTCGTTTATCAGTCTCATTGCGTACCTGCTAAAAAGCCCCTTTCGGGGCCCTTGTTAAATGAATTTCACGATGATGGTAGTTACCGTCGCGACCGCACCAATCAAGCCTGTTGCGAGAGCTACCGGATACCACATTGTTTCCCGGTTAATCTTCGCCGTCTCTGCCATTAATTTGGCGATTTCGGCGTGGATTTTTTCAAGCTCTGCGGTGGTCATATCGTTTGTCATCTCGCTCATCCTTTCGGGGCTGGGCTGCGGCTTATCCGCTACCTCATGAAATAAAATATAGCCCCAATGGTGCTAATTGTCAATTAAATACTCCACTTAAGTTTCTTTTGTTGTTGATCAGGCACCTGAGATTTCCCCGGTTTTTAAACTTCACAATTTAAAATTATCGTGATTATACTGTATGCATGAGCAGTATTTATTAAGGGAATCTATGCCAAAGAATTCAGACATCAGAGAGGCATTTGTCAGGAGCATCACGCGAGATCATAAGCGCGGCCAGGTTGTGACAACGGGTCGATTCGTTTCAGAGTTAGCGAAGCTTAATCACTTCTGGTCCAAGCAGGAGGCGAACGACTGGATAGCGCGCTATCAAACATGCTTTCGTGATTACACAGATCATCACGGCGACGATAAGAGTTATTTCATGATGAATATGGGTTACGTGATATGA